CAGTTGAACATCTATGCCTACTTGGTTGAGAAGGCCAAAGGCATCCCAGTAACAAAGTTACAGATCGTGGCTATCGTGCGTGACTGGGCCAGACGGGATGCCGAGAAAGAAGGCTACCCCCAGGCTCCCATCGTTGTAATCAACATTCCCCTCTGGCCGTTCGAGCAGCGGGAGCAGTTCCTCAAAGACCGTATTTCAAAGCATATGGCTGCTGTACTTGATCTAGAGATTGATGAACTCAGTCCCTGTACACCAGAAGATATGTGGGAAAAAGAAACATCTTACGCCGTCAAGAAAGAAGGCGGCGTAAGGGCTAAGAGCGTTCACAAGACGCGAGAAGAAGCAGAAGCAGCTCTCACAAAGGGCTACTTTCTGGAAGTAAGAGAAGGTGAGCGCACCCGATGCGCCAGTTTTTGTCAGGTCGCAGATCATTGCAATCAGTACCAAACTTTTTTGAAAGAGAAATCATGAACGACACTACCATGGTGGTTATCGCCCTTGCCAGTACGGCAGCATGGCTTACCCATGTATTCACTTGTTTTGCTTCGGCTGCTTGGGGATTCCTCCTTGCTGGAGCATTCTTCTTCCCAATCGGGATTCTCCACGGCATCTACCTTTGGTTCAAATAATGGCTACCTATCAAACACTTGAGCTTGAGGTTATCCGCTGGGCAGAGAATCGGAAGATTATTCCAAACTCTACACCGCAGGCACAGCTACTCAAAACCGTAGAGGAACTTGGCGAACTGGTAGGTGCAGTCGTTAGGAACAACCGGCCCAAGATTGAGGATGGATTTGGTGATGTACTCGTAACACTAATTATTGCCGCCGCTTTGTTGGATGTGAACTTAACCAACTGTTTGGACTATGCGTACCAAGAGATTAAAGACCGCAAGGGAACTCTTGGCAAAGATGGAATTTTTGTGAAGGAAGAAAAGTGAAAGAAATCTCAGCCGCTTTGGTTAAAGCCCAAACAGAATTCGGGCCAGCACTGAAGACCCATACTAATCCAGCGTTTCGTTCTAAGTACGCCAACCTCTCAGCCTGTGTGGAGGCTGTTGTCGATGCTCTGAACAACAACAAAATCTTCCTCATGCAGCCCACTCACTTGTGTGAAGATGGCGTGATCGTGGAGACTGTATTCATCCACGCATCCGGTGAGCAGATCAGCTCTGGCAAGCTCCACGTACCAGCTACCAAGCAAGATGCACAAGGCTACGGCTCTGCCCTTACCTACGCTCGTCGGTACTCTCTCATGGCCGCTTGTGGCATCGCGCCAGAAGATGATGACGGCAACGCAGCATCTAAGCCAGCACCTAAAGCCAAGCAAGAACCCAAGCCAGAGCCAAAGCCAGAGATGCCTGAAAAGATGGAAGGCAAAGAAGGCCCGTGGCAGCTACTGGTAACAACCACCCCTGGTAATAGTCCTGAAGAATGGGTTGATCTTGTCTGTGAAGCAGCAGATATGCAGCTTGGCTTTGTGAAAAGCAAAGAAGATGTAACGTCTATCTTTACAGTCAATCGTGAAATCTTCAACCAACTCAAAGCACAGTCTCAGGTCAACTACGACCTAATGCTGAACAGATTCAAAACCGCAAAGGCTAAATTCCAATGAACTCACTAACCATCGCTGGCTCTCTAGGAAAAGATTCTGAAACCTCTTACCTCCCCAATGGGGATGCAGTCTGTAACTTTTCTGTTGCTGATTCAATGGGTAAAGACAAAGGCACTATCTGGTGGAACTGCCAACTGTTCGGTAAACGTGCAGAGTCTTTGGCTACCTACCTTGTTAAAGGCCAAGCCGTTTCCGTTGTTGGCACCATCACTGAGCGTGAGTGGAATGACAAAGAAGGCAACAAGCGCAAGTCTATGAATGTCCGTGTTCAGGATGTAGCTCTGCAAGGTGGCCGTAAAGAGCAGCAGGAAGAGCGTCCTACACCACGGCAAGCACCTAAGCCTGCGTCACGGCCAGCCAGCGGATTTGCCGACATGGATGACGATGTGCCTTTTGCTGACCCGCTTCGCAATCGAGCCTACTGCCTTTGCCTATGACACCATCCCAATTTGAGGCGGTTAAAGTCGCCATCAAGCAAGACAAGACGGGGTACATACTTACCCTGTCTATTCACCCTGATGAGATTCCAGCCGAGGTCATGCGTGACTTCGTTGGTTCTCGCTATCAGGTAGTGATGGTTCGGCTTAATGGCGAAGAGAAACCTATGAACCGTGACCAAGAACACGTTCGTGATCTGGTGCGTACAGCAGGGATTTTGTGTAGGGATAAAGCCTTTCACAAGTTCCTGCTGGAAACCGGCCAAGTCTTAGAGGCGTCTGAAACAGAGGCAATCAACTGGCTCAAGTCAGAGTTAAAGATTGTCTCTCGCTCAGAGCTATCTACCAATATCAAAGCTGCAAAGCAATTCACCCTTATAAATCTGGAGTTCCTATCATGGAAGCAAAGCGTCTAATCCCTTACTCAGTCCACCTTCGGGAAGACATTTACATCGCCCTCAAACTGGCCGCTAGGGAGCGCAAAGCTACCTCGATGGTACGTGATGCCATCACGATGATTATTGAAGGCACAGGGCCGTTTGAGAGTGGTTACAAGAAGGGTCTGCGTGATGCTATCCAAGCAGTAGAGACTGACGAGGACATTCAGAAGATCGCATTCGGCGGTAAGCCTATCTCCCAAAACCTTCTAACTCAATTGGAGATGCTAATTGAAAAAGCGTGAAGGTTTGGATTCTCTCAAGACTCCAATTCCGCCAGTACCAATGTCAGAGATGACCTTGCTTGATTGGTACGCTGGCATGGCGCTTATGGAGTGTGCTTATCAAACACCAGCTACAGCGGCAGTGTGGGCTTTAGATCGTGCAGAAGCCGTTATGGCAGAAAGGACTAAACGTGGACTTTGATACAAAAGGCTTGTTTAACTACGAGTACGTTACCAATCAAGGATTGTCTATTGATTGTTGGATTTACTTTGAAGAAGGTGAACCAGCAACACGAGACGATCCGGGTGAGCCAGAGACTATTTCTTTGGAACACGCCCTTGTCGGGGGTATTGATATTCTTGAGGTCTTGGATATGGACTTGGTGGCTTTGATAGAAGAAAAAGCACTCAAAGAGGCAATGGAGGCATATGGAGATTAGCAACTTTACCGGTAACCAGCACTTGGAAGTGGATGCGCACGATTATGAAACTGGCCGTCTAGTGTGCATCCGTCAGCGCGGACAAAGCATGTCTTTCCAGATGGATATGACCCCAAAGGAAGCGCGTAAGTTCGCTCAGGGATTGCTCAGGTACGCGGATATTGCGGAGGATAAAAATGAGGCCAATTGATTTTGTTTTATTTGATGGTGATAGCAACCCAAATCAGCCGGTCTATCAAATTGCAGAGGCCATGACAAAAGAATTAAAGATCATCGGCGCTAACAAAGATTTTGTTGTTTACAGTTATTACTGTGATGATGGATGTATGGTTCTTGAGCTTGGGGAAAAGAATGACTAAAGATGAAATCATCGAACTGGCTCGGAAGAACGAAGCGCTATCTGATCCAGAAGGGATTGAGTATTTTTTCAACCAAGAAGAACTGCTTGCACTTGTTGATGTTGCAGTCAAGGCAGAAAGAGAAGCCTGCGCTGGCTTGGCAGAAAGAAGGATGCTAATTGACAAGAGCAGGGCAAAAAGAGTTGGATATGACTACGCCTGCAAGGAAATCTCTGCTGACATTCTCGCAAGGGGAAATTAATGACTAAACAAGAGATGCTAAAAATCCTGCGCCTACTATCGGCTATGGAGAGTGCGGCGCTTACCAGCAAAACAACTTTGCCTGACTATTTGTTTGAGCAGTTGACTGATTGCACCGAGGTGCTTGAGAGGGAGATTTTGAAATGATTATTTGGATTGTGCGAAAGCACTTAAGACAACAGGATGAGGGAAGACATGCCTACTTGGCAGACTTTACCATCCACGGCCAGTACCGAAACCGCGCCGGGGCCCAGGCAGTGGCGGACAAAAAAGAAAAAAAATGGTCGGGTTTCGTGTACACAGTCTACGGATTAAAAGTAAAGGAATTTTTGTGAACAACATTGATGCAACAGTTTTCGCATACCGTAACAAAGTTACAGGCGAGGTGCGCTGTGAATATCTGGATGCGGCTAAAGATGCCGATCTGAATGAATACGAACACATAGCCACGATCAATCCTCGGATGTATATTCAGTATCATTATGACGATCAAGAAAAGTTTGCTCTGATTTGTGAAAAGATGGGTATGAAAGGTTATGGCTCTTTGGCTATAGCAGCAGCTATTAGGCAGGGCCATGAACAACAAACTTAACAACAAGGAGAGGCTTCACCTAGCCAGGGTAAAGTCACTTCCATGTGCCGTTTGCGATCAGGCTGGCCCGAGTGAGGCGCATCACATCGAACAGGGTTTGCAGTACACCTGTATTCCTCTTTGTGAGGATTGCCACCGTGGTTCTTTCAACGGCTTACACGGCCAAAAAAGAATCTGGCACGTTACAAAAAAGACAGAGTTATCTTGTCTGAACGATACGATAGACCAACTTATGAATGGGAAAGCATGATTTGCCAAATAAGACAGGCGGCACAGCAAGCGCTAGAGGCGTTGCAGTTACCCAGCCTTAAAACTCAAGCGATGCTAATGCAAAGGGATGAATCTATAGCCGCCCTGCGCACCGCACTAGAGCAGCCCACCACAGCAGAGTACGCAATGGGTTTTGCAGAGGGTTTTAACGAAGGGTGTAGGCCAGAAGAGCGTGGCGCTGTACTGTGGGGTGTATTTGAGGGCGGCAATATACACGACCACTTCTATAGCCGAGAAGCAGCGGAAGAGATGGCTGGATTTAAAGGCAATCATGCAGTAGTAAGGCCACTTTACGATCATCCATATCGCAATATTTTGACAGATGATGAGTTAAAAGCCTTCATTGATGACAAGTACAAGAAGACAATCTTCATGCCTTGCGCGGCAGATAAGTTCTCTCTTGGCTGGTACAAGAAGGGCTTTAGGGACGGCGAATCTTACACAAAGGAGAACACATGAAACACACAATCCTGGCACTGGCTTTAATTTGTGGCAACGCACAAGCCGAGTTCTACACTGGCAACGATCTACTCCAGCGGCTTGACTCAGAGAGTCACGGTGAGAAAATGTTGGCTCTTGGCTACGTCATTGGTGTATTTGATGTTGGGCAGTCTGTACTTCACTGCTCTCCAGCCAATGTAACAGCGGGTCAGGTACGGGACATGACGGCATCTTACTTACGCGGCTTTCCGGCAAAACGGAATAAAACGGCAGAGTCCCTTATCAACGAAATGTTAACGGCTGCATGGCCCTGCTCCAAGAAAGGAGTTAACCTGTGAGCCAATCTACCGCAAACGAAATGCAAATTGGCGGAAGTCACTATAAGGTAAAAACTATCGAGCCTTGGGACTTCATAGCCGCAAACAATCTTGGATTTTTTGAGGGAAACATTATTAAGTACCTCTCTCGCTGGCGGGATAAGAACGGCACAGAAGATTTACTTAAGGCTAGGCATTACCTTGATAAGTTAATAGAGATCGAAAGCAAATGTTCAAAGTAGGCAACCAAGCAAGAGGCGTAGGCAAGCGGGTAAAGCAATGCGCCTATGCTTTAGAGAAGATAGGTCGTCCAGCTACCTATGTGGAAATATCCCAACACTTGGATATACAGGATACAAACGTAAGCAAGTATTGCCAGCGTGCTGTTGAGTTAGGTTTTATGACAATGAGTAGTGATAGGCCGAGGCTATTCACAATCGTTCCTGATTGGGAAATGCTATTAGATAATCGTCCTGGGAAAGTTATTCCCCCAAGACGGATTATCAATAGTGTGTGGAGCTTAGCTACTTAAGCGATTTACGCACAGACTCTGCTTGTTCGGCGTACATGGAGATAATCTGCTTCATGCGGTCAATCTCCACTTTTTTGGTAGCACCGTCTAGGGTGTCGTCGTTCATCACAATTCTGATCTGCTTGCGCACGTTTGCCATGCTTTTAGCTGTCTTGTCGTACAACTTGGAGAGCCTGATTTTGTCGCCCTTCTCTTCCAAGAGTTGTTGCACTTTTTCAGAATCGCCAATGTCTGCGTAATGCCGCATGTCAGCGAAGGCTTGGCTTATCTCTTTATTGGCATCGTAAAACGCCGTGGTGTATTTGGATTGGTTAGAGGGTAGCGTCCTCACCAGTCCAAGACTAGCTTTGTCCATCCAGTTGGTATCAGGATAAGCGCCTTCTTTAAACGGCATCACAGCGTACATTGATGTAGCAGACGCCGTAGCACCTAGCCAGCCAAAGTATGCCTTGATGGCGTAGTCGGCCTGTACAGGGCTTAGTTGGCCCTTCTCACCAAGGATGC